TGTAGTTTCGGGGATTGCAGATTTTAAAGATTGTGCATTTACTGTTGAATGTGATCATTTATTAAAGGAAAGTGAGTAGTAATGAATAATTTTAGAGAGGGGCCAATGACCCCTTTACAAATGTTAAAAACTGTTTCTGGTATTTGTAAGACTAATGGTAAAATAGATTGGAACAATACTGGTCAAACACCAGAGGAGGAGTTTCGATTTATTTCTAATATGATTGATGCTTATATTACAGAACAAGATAAAAGAAGTGAAGGAGCAAATCAAGATGACTAAAAATTATGACTACACACATATCTTTGATGGTGTGTATGCTCCAGTAACAGAGTACAACCCACTTCCGATGACAGAACAATTGTTTTGGAATCGTGTCGGTTGGCTTGAACAAGCTATGATCAGAGCAGAGAACTTTGAGTTTCGTTTGTTATGGTTTAACAAGTTGCAAGAGTTAATGAAGTTACAGCCATGAGAGACATAGATGATTTAGATTTGGTTGATTTGGTACAGAATCAAGTGCCACATAATTACCACCATAATTTTTGGTATGCCCTTTTGATTACGGGTGGCTGGAAATTTATTCTTGGTGTCTTGTTGTTAGTTGTAATTTGGTCTGCTTGGTTTGATTGATCCCATAGCTCAGATGGTAGAGCAATTCACTTTTAATGAATGGGTCGCAAGTTCGAGCCTTGCTGGGATCACCACATGAAGCCAGAGTCAAAACTTTGGAAGTCCATCAAGAAAAATATGCCTTCAGTTTTCTTTACTCGTATAGAGAGTTGGGCAATGCCTGGTGTGCCAGATGTGTATGGTTGCAAGGACAATATCATGTTTTGGATCGAGTTAAAAAAAGTAACAAAAAGTAACATTGTCAGATTAAGCCCCTTTCAAAAAAGCTGGCATTTTAGCCATAGTTTGCAGGGTGGTCGTGGATTTATTATGGCAGAGACCCCCGATCCCTTGTTACTTTCAATTTGGCCGAGCTCCATCGCCATCTCCATCGCCTCGCTGACCCCGCATAATGCAGGTAAGTCTTGGACCATTCCAGCGTCCCAGGCAGCGTGGGCTGACATTCAGGACTACATTCTCCATTCTCCATTACCTCCATCACCGCAGAAACCCGCCAGTAAGTAGTGTAAGTACAGTCTGCAGCTGGTGCAGACTGTGCCAGTAACTCCTGTTGGATCTCCATTTCCATCGTCAGCCTCTGCCTTTCGAAGCATGTGTAGTAAGGTCTGTGGGAAGGCAACACCTGTTGACGAAGATGCCGTTTGAAAAATAATTTGCATTTTGCCCTTGACTATCTAATAAGATGGGACTATATAAGTAACAGGGGACGAGCCCAGTCAGGTAGCTCCTGACCAATCCAGAATGTGAATAAGAG